ACATGTCCGAAGAAGGTTTCCGACATAATTGATGCAGCGACGCCGGATGAACCGCTCGACGTTTACATCAATTCGGGCGGAGGATTTGTATCAGCCGGAAGTGAGATCTATTCGATACTGCTCTCCCACAGATCCCGTGTGAATATCCATATTGAGAGCCTCGCAGCATCGGCGGCATCTATCATTGCAATGGCCGGACGTTCAGAAATTTCGCCGGTAGGCATGCTTATGATTCATAACGTGTCAGCCAGTGCTTCCGGGGACTATCACGTCATGGAAAAGAACGCGGAAATTCTGAAGCAGTATAATGCGGCGCTGTGCGCTTCATATTGTGCTAAGACAGGAAAGAAGCTCGATGCCATGCTTGCGATAATGGATCGTGAGACATGGCTGACAGCCGAACAGGCTGTCAAGATGGGATTCGTTGACAGGATCATGGACACAAAGGAAGTCGAGGCAGTTGCAAGTGAGTTCGGAATCCGTCTCACCCAGGCAGATATCGAACGTGCGACAGCAGAGATGGCGAAAGCCGAAACCAAGGCTCAGGAAGATGAGAGCCGGAAAAATAACATTATGAGCGACCTCGATAAGTACGGGGTCTGAAAGGAGATCAAATGAACAAGAAACTGAGAAAACTTCTCAATCAGATCAATGGAATGAAGGCAGAGATTACGCAGCTTGTCGACGCAGGTGACCTTGACGCAGCGGAAGCAAAGAAGGCAGAGCTGGTCAATCTCCAGAGAGAGTTCGATATCTTGAAGGACATTGAAGACACAGAGCTTCAGAACGTTGATGAGCATGCAACTCCGATCGGCGGCCAGTCCGATGTTGCTGAATTTGCAAATGCATTCAGGAACCTTCCGGCTACAAACATGCTGCGCGAGGGAGCAGACGCGGATGGCGGCTACACAGTCCCGCAGGATGTGCAGACAAAGATCAATCAGTATAAGGACGCTCACAGATCTCTGAGAACGCTCTGCACGGTTGAAACGGTAAAGACCAATAAAGGAAGCCGCGTTTATCAGACAAAGACGGCCGTAGGCGGATTTGATGAGGTCGATGAGAACGGCCTTATCCAGGCAGTCACCCCGCCGCAGTTCGAGCAGATCGGATACACAATCAAAGATTACGCAGGCTACATGCCGGTAACCAACGACCTGCTCAAAGACTCAGATGCTAATATCGAGCGCGTGGTAGTCGACTGGGTCGGCCGGAATTCCCTCGCAACAGATAACCGTAAGATCCGCGCTCTGATCGCCGCAAAGGCAGCCACAAAGCTCAGTGGAGTCAACGGCATCAAACATGAGATCAACGTCACTCTTGGATCTGCGTACAGAGCAGATGCTCGCATCGTCACCAATGATGACGGCCTTGATTATCTCGACACACTGGAAGACGAGATGGGCAGACCGTATCTCAATCCGGATCCGACAGCGAACAACGTTATCAAGCTGCGTGCAGGCGCGACAGCGATCATCGTGGAAGTATTCCCGAATGCAGATATGCCGTCCGAGGACGTCTACACACTGACAGAGGATGTGGCGCTTGCTTCCGGTAAGACATATTACACTCTCGCAGATGGCGTTTACACGGCAGTTGCAGAGCCGGATGTCGACGACATCGCGACATATTACGAGATCACAGGAAAGAAGATCCCGTTCACCCTCGGAGACCTCAAAGAAGCTTTCAGAATCTTCGACAGACAGCAGACAACGCTCTACGCATCCAATGATGCAGCTGTATCCGATGCTTCCGGCAAGGTCGTTTACAATGCATTCGCACAGCGCGGCCGCCTGTACAGGGCAGACATGAGAGCGGATTACAAGACGATCGACAGCGGCGCGTTCGTCAACGGTTATATCCAGATCTGATCAGCGGAGGTAGTCAGCTATGGCACAAGTGAGGTATCCGAATCTGCTCGAGCTGACTAACGCGCGGCTCGGGAATATCCCGGAATTTATCGAGAATGAGCTTGATAAGAATGACCTCAGCGCATGGATTATGGACGCGGTCGCAGAGATGAAAGACTCTGGCGTACCGCGTTCTATGCTGCCGGATGGCCCGGAAGTCAGCGATTACGACAATCAGGTCGCAACAGCGATTTTTTATTACGTTGCCGCAGCTCTCGGAAATGGAACGAACCCGAACACGAGGTATACAACGATGTTCCGGCAGAAGGTCTTCAGGCTTGCGCTGAACGAAGAGGACGGTGAGATCTGATGGGAATGAGGCTTATATCACTTCCGATCGAATCGGCACAGACCCAGGATGCGGACGGATTTGTATCTGAGACACCTGATTATCTGGAACATATCCGGACAACTACAAGACCGGCAACGGCCGAGGATGTGACTGCGGCATCAGCCGGTGGGTATACGATCACAAGGGTATACCAGACTTCGATACACAATTATGCGGGGCAGTCCTATCTCATCGACGAGAACGATGGTCAGACCTATGACATCAAGCGGACGAGCGAGAACGGGCGATGGATCAATCTATACGGCGAGGTGAGGAAGAATGGCAAAATTCGAGATGCTTCACGGGACGGATGACCTCATCGCCGAGCTCGGAGAAATTGCGCGGGCGCAAGTGGCGCGGGAAATGCTGAGAGAATCAGCCCCGATTCTGGTGACGGAAATGAAGGCCAAGGCCGCAGCGCATCAGGAGACCGGAGATATGGTGGAATCCATTAAAGCGGATCCGCCGATAGCAACGAGCGACGGTATATCATGCGTTGTGTCCGCAAAAGGAACCGGATCCAACGGGACCAGAAACGCAGAGAAGATGGCGTATCTGGAATATGGCACATATAAGCAGAAAGCGACACCGGTCGTCACACCGGCAACGAATGCTGCAGAACCAAAGGTGCACGCAAAGATGCAGCAGGTATTTGAATCGAGGTGCAAATTATGACAAGCGCATTTGCAGAAATCATAAAAGCGATCACTCCGTTCAATCTGCCTCATGCTCCGGATGTGTACGAGGGAAAGAAGAAAGATCGATGGTTCACGTACAATTACGCGGACGACAGGGGACATGCCGAGGCAGATGATGAGCCGGCAGATCGCCTGGTATCAATGCAGCTCCATCTATTTTTGCCGGGCAGGGAGAATTACCTTGAACTCAGAGAAAAGGTAAGAGAGGCGATCTTTGCAACAGAAGAATTTACTTATCCGAGCGTGACTAATCTGGGCGTGACGGATGGTAAACGGCATATTGTATTCGAATTCGACGGAGTCGAGGAAAGGACGGAGAAAGATGGCATATAAAGGGCTCGCATATCCGGTCTTTACTCCAATCGAGTCGGAGAGCGCGAACGGCATAAGATACAAAGCCGGCGGATTTGTCGGAAGGGCGATGGAGTATGAGCTGGACCCGACTTATGCGGATACCTCGGAATACTCCGATATGAATGACCTTGACCCGGATGAGGAGTTTGCATTTGCGGATATTACCCTCAAGACGGCGGAAACGAGCAGAGACTTTGAACGGGGAGTGATGGGCGCGGAAGATGCATACGAGGCAGCGGTAGTCAATAATGGACTCGACAGCACGATGTTTATGATGAACGGGCTCAAACACACAGACCTCAGCAAGAAAACCCTAATCGGGCTCGGACTCATCAGGCCGCTGAGATACAGGGGAACGACGTCATGGGTGATGACCTGGCTTTATAAGGTCTATATCCTGAGCATCAAGGATAGCACTGAGACAAAAGGAAAGGACATCAATTACTCCACTCCTGAGATCAAGGCGAGGGCGCTCCCGGCCAATAATGGAAACTGGAAAAAAGATATGACGTTCGGAACACTCGCTGAAGCACGCAGCTATCTCGAGTTCATTGCGGACGGCAGCATTACAACACAAATTTAAGGAGATAAGAGATTATGGCATATTATGGCTTAAGATATCCGTATGTTGGCAAATACGACGCAGCCAACGAAACATATACGGCGCCGACTCTTTCGGCCCGTGCGATTGCTTTTACTGTAACTCCGAATTATGCAGAGGGCAGCCTTGCGGCTGACGATGACGCGAATTCCGAGTATGACAAAGAATTCACCGATGCTGATGTAAATCTGGGAACTGATACGATCCCGGATGCATGGCGTAAGGACATGTTCGGAAATGAGGTTGATTCCGAGAGTGGAGAGATCGCATCCAACAAAGATGATAATGCAAATTATGTCGGCGTTGGCGTCATCGCACCGGAGAAGATCCGCGGAGTGAAGTCCTGGGTAGCAGTATTCCTGCCGCTGGTCAAGTTCACAGAGCCGGGCGATGACTTCGAGACAAAGGGCAGCTCAATCACGTATAAAACTCCGTCGATCGCCGGCAAGGCCAAGTGTGACGAGAGCGGGAACTGGAGATACAGAGAGCGCTTCACAGATGTTCAGGACGCTAAGGATTATATCCTCAGCAAGTTCGGCGTGACCAGCGGATCCGGATCCGGCAGCAGCTCCGGCTCCGGAGCCGGCTGATAATCCGACAATACATATGGCGGGAGTGCGTGAGCATTTCCGCTTTTTTATTTTGAGAGGTAAATATGTTTGAGAAACCGAATACTATCACGTTATCGGGAGAAGAGTTCCCGCTCAAGTGCGACATTGTAGTGCTTGAGAAGATCCAGGATGTATATGGATCAATCATGACATTTGAAAAACAGATATATACATTCGTGCCTAAGCTGGATGACAAAGGAGAGATTGTCAAAGATGAAGAAGGAATGATGATCGGGAATGTAGTAACGCCGGCCAGCATCACGGCACTCCTAAATGCATTGAAGTGGATGGTCGATGAGGGCTGTGAGATCCTGAAGGACCTCGGGGAGCCCGTCCCGGAATACACGCCGGAGAAACTGAAGCGCATGGTTGACATGCCTCCATATCAGCTGTCGGAGATTGTCCATGACGAATTCACAAAGTGCTTTGAAAGAAAAAACTAGATGACCCCGCCAATGCTGGCAGCGGAGACGGGGACGATTATCTGAATTTCGCATGGATGGTCATCGTCATGATGGACATCGGATACTCAGAGCGGGAAGTCGGACACATGTATTTCGGCAAATGGGAAGATCTTTATTACGAATGGAAGAAGCTCCATAACATGCGG